GTCCCATCATTTGGCCTAACTGGATATGTCTATTGCAATGGTGGTGGTGTTGCCTGTTCTGCAGCCACCACCATTCCCTACACTGTAATCACTTCTGGCTACCCAGTCGCCAATCTTGGTGGCCTCGGAACCGGCGTCGCCACGGCCCTTGCGATAACCGCCAATACCACCGGAGGCTTTGCAACTTATCCTGTCGCTACTACTGGCGTTACTAGCGTCACGATTACAGTTCCTTTGTTCCTCACAGCTACGGGCTGTGTTATAACGACATCCGGGACGTGCGCGCTTGGGCTGGCAACTGAGACAGCAAATTATGGGTTTCGTGGACCAGCTTCGGGTTCAGCCGCAGCCCCGACCTTCCGCGCCGATGTCTGCGCCGACATGCCGGCGGGAACTTGGTGCAAGATCAGTTCCACAACGGTTTCGTCTCAGGCATCATTCCAAGACACGACCGACTTCGCCGGCAACCTAGCGGAATATGAGATCGTCGTCGAAGGTTTCATCGGCTCGACGGTGACTGCGATATGCGAATTGCAGGTATATTCAAACTCCTCGTATCAAACATCGAGTTATCTTGGCCTAGTTAATTATTTCCTAAGTGGAAGTCCTACAGGTGTGATCCCGACCACATATATCGATTGTGGGAACGCCTCAGGATCGACCGTTATAGCGCCTTATACATACAGGAGCATAAAGGTTAGGAATCCGTCCGGCGCTGCTGAACATGGGTTTTGGGGGCAGGGTTGGGATATTAAATCTGGCGCGGCTTACAATGTCATTGGCAATGGCACTTGGACCGGCGGAACGACTGCAATCACCGGATTTCAAATCATTCCTTCAACAGGCTCGACTTTCTCTGCGACCGTGACGATTTACGGAAGAAAGTGACAACTATAAAGGCATAGAACTAATGGGCGATCCAAAATTCCCCGCCGAAGTCTATCTCGAACGAATCGCTTCCGATATGAAAATCATTCGGGAGCAACTTGGTAAGGCCCTAACTTACATGGCCGATGCCGAGTCCGAAGTTCCCGAAAAGATGCGTCGGTTTGTTATGTATATGCATGACATGCACGACGTTAAAAACATGTATCAAGAACTTGGACTCGAGGTCCCGTCTTATGTTATGCGTGAAGTTGAACGCTGTGACGACCGACTTCGCCAGATGCTAAGTGAACAACATTCCGATGGCGGAACGTTTGAAAAGGTCCGGCGTGAGATGGCGAAGGATCCCGAAAACCGTTGGGACCATACTCGACAGCTTGAAAGGAAACCAATATGAAACAAGAAAGTGGAAATTCACGAATGAGATCGACTAAGATCGAACCGCGATCTCATTCAATCTCCGTTGATAAAGTCGCCAATCTCGGCCTGCAAATCGTTCGCACCCATCCCCCGACTAAAGACCTAGTCAACGGCCGAGGATTCACCGCCCCGGCTCCGGTTTCGTGCACTTCCCATAAGGGCGGTTCGCAAGGTAAACATTAGGAGAGTGTTATGGAATGGCAAAATATAGCTCCGCTTCTTGCTGTAGTTCACGCTTCGCAGGGCGTCCCTGAAGCCAATCAGCTTCGTGCTGCGGCCTTGGCCGAACTTGTGGAACTTAACAAAATCGCAGGGGAGAAGAATCTTAAGATCAAGCGCGAACGTGAGGCCAAGGAACTTGAGACCAAGCATAAGGCCGAAGTTTCATCTAAAGATGAACGCGAGATGAAGGAGCCTGAGTCTTTCGAGCGTGCTTTCCCCTCTGATGAAGGACGACGCCTATGACCAAAGACATCCTCGGGCAATTCGGCCCCGAAAAGTCTTCGGGTTCCCGCGCTACCAATGGTGGGAAAATCGAACCCAAGCCGCTTCCATATTCGCCACCGGTTGGACCGAAGAATCAAACCAAAGGCCCGGGCCTTGGCGGGACCAATCTTGGTAATTGCGGAACTCAGGGAAAACGTTAATGACCCAGAAGGTCGACATAGTCAATCGCGCTCTTCAAGTCCCCGGAACGCGCACAACTGTGTCGACCGGCGAACTTGCTGCAAATTCCTCCAATGAAGCGATCCAAGCCAACCTCGTCTACGATAACATTCGGCGTAAACTTCTTCGGATGGCTCCGTGGGATTCGGCATTAAAAACCGCGAACCTTATCTATATCACTTCCACCTTCGGCACTCCCGAAAACGTTTCAGCCGCGACATCTCTTTGGCAACCGGGGCTTCCCTCCCCGCCTTGGGCATACGAATATCAATATCCCTTCGATTGCCTTCGTGCTTGTTGGGTAATTCCCGCGACCCAAACTGGATATGCTAGCGGAGTCCCAATCACCACCGCAGTAACTGGAGGCGCCCCAAGTTTTTGGCAAGGTCCACCGGTTAAGTTCAAAGTTCAAAACGATGCGTTTTATGCGGTTAACTCTGCGGCTGTTGCTTCGGGCGGGACTGGCTATGCCGTTGGCGACATCATTACCCTTCCAATCGGCCCAAATACTTCTCCACCGATCGGAGCCCCAGTTCAACTTCTAGTAACCACGGCTCCTGGTGGGGTCATCTCTGCTGTCTCTGTCATCCCTATCATTCCCGGCGGTGATGAAGTCATTGGCGGAAGTTACTTTTCAGTTCAATCCAATCCTATTGCCCAAGGTTCAACCACTGGCTCTGGTTCAGGTGCAACCTTCAATCTAACTCAAGCGGCTGTTGCCACCCCTCAACGTGTGATCCTCTGCAATCAAGAATTCGCCACGTTGGTTTATTGCCAAGATATTACTGACCCCAATATCATGGATGATCTATTCCAAGATGCATTTGTTAAGATCCTTGGCGCAACCCTTACCATCCCACTCACCGGCGATAAAAAGCTCGCCAATATGGCGATTGAATCCGCCAACGCTATGATCTCTGAAGCCCGTGCAGTTGATGGAAATGAAGGCTTAACCATCAATGATGTCACACCGGATTGGATTCGAACTCGTGGAATTGATTTCCCAATGCAAGCTTCTGGTCCGTATTCCGATCTTCAATGGGGCGGTATGTGGCCGTATTTTGGATAAGCCATGAGTGAAGTAGCAGTCCAAGCTTCATTTAATTCCGGTGAATGGTCGCCGAACCTTTACTCGCGCGTCGATATGCAGAAGTATCGCTCGGGTGCGGCTTTGCTCCAGAACTTCTTTGTCGATTATCGTGGTGGCGCTAGCACCCGCACCGGAACCAAATACATAATCCAAGCCTATCAGTCTCAGAATCCGGTTCGGATTATTTCATTTCAAGCGAGTCTATCCGCTGGTTATGTTATTGAAATCGGTTCGTATGGATCTTCCAGCGGATACATGCGATTTATTTATGACGGATTGCCAATCACCGAAACTAGCTTCGCAATCACTGGGGCGACCAACGCAAATCCGGCGGTGCTAACCATCCCCGGGCATAACTATACTATTGGCGATTGGATCTTTGTTAATTCTATTGTTGGTATGACTCAACTCAACGATCGTTATTTCGAGGTTCTTGGCGTCTCTGGAAACTTAGTCACCATTGGTTATCTCTCTGGGGCCAATCTCGATTCCACAGCATTCGGCGCATATGTCTCTGGTGGAACTGCCGCACGGATCTATACCATCCCAGCGCCATATACAACAAATGATAATTTAGATTTGATTAAATTCGCACAGTCTGTTGGACAGATGATTCTTTGTCATCCGAACCATCCGGCTCAAGTGCTAACTTTAGTCTCCGCGAACAACTGGACGTTGGTCCCGGTTGTAATTGGTGCGACCGTCTCTGCACCAACTAATGTTGCTATAACCACAACCATTACCGGTTCGGGTTGGAACTATGCCTATGGTGTTACCTCCATCGACGCCAGTGGTCAAGAATCGACGATGTCGACTCCTGGGACACTCACCGCACAGAGTCTTCGGTTAGTTTCGGGTTCAAATCAAATCGCTTGGTCTGCGGCTCCAGGTGCAGTCGCCTATAACATCTATGAAGCAACCATTTCGGCATTTGGTGCAGTTCCGACCGGGGTTGAATTCGGTTTCATTGGCACTTGCAAAGGCACCACATTCATCGACTCTAATATCGGCCCAGATTTTACACAAACCCCGCCGATTCCCCAGAGTCCATTCATAGGTGCTGGTGTAGCTAGTGTTGCTGTAACTGCGCCCGGGGTGTATACTGTTATTCCTACTATTTCATTTACCGGATCATTTACAATCGCTCCAATAGCCATTCCTGAAATGCAAGTTATTACCGCCGTAGCTGATAATACTGGCATAGTGATAGGTGGTTATGTCCCAGGCAATATACTTAGTTTTGGATATGGAGTAACTGCGGAAGTTTTAACTGTTGATGGTAACGGTCGCCCACAAACATATTCTATTTTAAATCCAGGTTCTATTACATCCGGAGCTCTTCCGGCGGTATTAACAGCGGTTCACCCGCCCGGTAATGGGGCTTTTTTAGATGTCACTTGGGGTGTTGGCGCGGTGATCGTCACCCTTCCCGGCGGTGGTATGCTATCTGCGCCCGGAGTAGTTTTTTCATCTGGAGCTGCCACTGCTACTGCAACGTTATCTGCTGAAAACGGAAATCCAACCGTTCCGGGATTTGTTCAAGAGCGTATGGTTATGGCTGCCCAGGTCGGTGCACCAGCGACATTTTATATGTCCCAACCCGGGCAATATTTTAACTTCAATATTTCTGATCCAACCATAGCCTCGGACGCAGTAACCGGAACCTTAGTCTCTGGAACCTTGAACTCGATCAAGTCCGTTGTTGGCTCTGCTGCCGGTATGGTGATCTTCACTGATAAGGCTCTATGGGTCGCCAATGGAGGGACCTCTGGATCGGCGATAACTCCATCGTCTTTGGTAGCCAATCCACAATCATATATCGGAGCCAGTGATGTTCCACCGATTGTGGCGAACTATGACATCCTCTATGTTCAAGCAAAAGGCTCGGCGGTTCGGGACGCAGCATACAACATTTATTTCAACGTCTTTACCGGAACCGACATTTCTGTAATCGCCTCACATTTATTCTTTGGTTATACCATTGATGAATGGGCCTATGCCGAAGCGCCATATTATCTTGTCCAGGCGATTCGTAGTGATGGGGTTATCCTTTCTCTTACATTCTTAAAAGAACAAGACTTCATCGGTTGGTCCCACTACATCACCCAAGGAACCTTTAACTCAATTTGTTCCGTGACCGAGATCCTCCCCGCTGGTAATGGTGTCGATGCGGTTTACACCGTTGTCCAGCGAACCGTTAATTCCGCTACGGTCCAATACATCGAACGTTTTGCGGAACGATCTTTCTCGAATGGAACCTCTAGTGCTTGGTGTGTGGATGCAGCACTTCAATACATTGGTTCGGCTCAACTTACATTCACCGGCGCAGAACAACTTGCTGGGCTAACCGTAACTGGACTCGCCACCGATTCCCTTGGAAACGTCACTGTGATCGCTCCATTCGCCATGCCGGTCACCGGGATATTCACCCTTCCTGCGCCACCAGTTGCTCCAGGCTACACGACAGTTACAATCGGTCTTGGTTTTACTTGTCAGCTTCAAACTCTTCCACTCGACATTGGCGAGCCATCCATCCAAGGCAAAGTCAAAAAGATCCGATCTGTCGATATTCGTGTTAAAGATACTCTCGGGCTTTGGATCGGTAGCAGTTTCTCAACTCTTGTCCCTATGAAAGATCTAATCGTTGGCAATGTTTCCTCGGCACTTACTGGTCAGTCAAATCAAATCGTAACCGGTTTAGTCTCTGGCGATGCGAGGACATTTCTCGACCCGACCTATACCGTCCCTGGGCAATATTGCATTCAACAATCACAGCCATATCCTGCCACGATCCTAGGTGTGTTTCCGGAGTTTGTTACGGAGGATCGGCGATGAATGGAGAAATCTATCAGATCTCCAAGGAACAATTTATCGCCATGGTGAATCAGCCAGTGGATAAAAACCTTACCGAAGCGGTTGTGCTATCTACTGATATTATTGTAGGGATGTTTAACAATCAACCACTATGTTTCATCGGTATCGCCCCGAGATCGTTGGTTTCTGACTCCGCTTATATCTGGATGATAACCACCGATGAAGGTAAACGCCATTCAATCCTAATCGCCAGATATGCAAAAAGCTTCGTTGAGATAGTCATGCTTAAATATTCCTTCATCTTTGGCGATTGTTTCGATGAGAAATCTCGGAATTGGTTACGCCATCTTGGTGCCAAGTTTACGTCTCTGACACAGTTTGAATTTAGGAGAATATAATGTCTGTGCCTGGAGCGCTCGGTGCGGCTGGAATTGGGGCGAGTATCTTCGGAACCCTTCTTGGCGCGGCTGGACAGAAAGAAGCTGGCCAAGTCCAGACACAGCAATATAACTACCAAGCGGGAATCGCGGCGCTTAATTCACAGATTGCTACACAGAATGCAAACTATGCTTCACAGCAAGGCGAACTCACCGCTGAAAAAGTTGGGCTTAAAGACCGAGTTACTGCAGGTCAGATCGTTGCTAGCCAAGGTGCTTCCGGTGTGGATGTGAACTCTGGATCGGCGAAATCGGTTCAGGAATCTCAACATACTGTCTCGACAATGGATCTCAACACTATCCGCATGAACGCGACCAAAACCGCATATGACTATGAAACCTCGGCGGCGACGAGTAAATCTCAAGCTGGTGCATATCTGGCCGCGGGACAGAATGTAACCAAGGCGACTCCATTAAATATAACCTCAAGCCTTGTCGGTGGCGCTGGATCAGTTGCGAGTAAATGGCTATCTGGTAGCCAAATGGGATTGTTTGGTGGTAGTGGCGGTCAAACCTTAGGTGGTGCTGCTTCTGTTGCAAGTGGATTATACTAATGGCATCGCAAGTTCCCTACACAGGCGTTCCGACTCAATCGCCGAACCTCTCTCCGACGCCTTCGGTTTCGGTTAACGCGCCACTTGCTGCATTTGGCGGTGCCACTGCGGAAGCAACCGAACGACTAGGCAAATCTTCTGAGCAAGTCGGGAATGAACTCTATTCTCGCGCCTTGGCGATGCAAGAACTTGACCAACAGGCCAAGGCCGCAAATGCTGTTGCGAAATTCACCGATAGCGTAGGCGATCTTGATGTAAAATATCGTTCGCTTGAAGGTAAAACCGCAGTTGATGGTTATCCAGGATATAAAGATCAATTAAATCAAACCCGAGAAAGCATCGGTAACGATCTCGATAGTCCATATGCTCAACGAATTTACCTCCAGGAATCTCGGAACATCCAGTCTCGTGCGGTGATCGGCGCCGGTATTCACGCAGGGGAACAGTTTAAGCGTTATCAAATCGGCACGCAACAAGCTGTATTAGATTCTGATCGAAAGGCAGTTGCATCAAATCCAGAAGACGATGGGCTTTATCAACAGAAGCTCGCCGGGACTGAATCTGCCGCCGATCAACTTCAAGCCTTACATGGTTGGTCTAAAGAACAACGTGATGATTACGCTACCAAAGCTAAGTCCGGATTGGTTTTTGATCGAGCTCAAGCTCTCGCTCGAACCGATCCAGTTCTAGCAAAAAAAGCCCTTGATGAAGCAGTTCAAGCCGGGAACATAACTGGTGAAGATGCTGGACGGGCAGCGGAATTCATTCGCAATCATAACATAAATGTCACTTCCCGGGTTCAATCCTCCGCACTTCTATCAGGCGAAGGCGGGCATTTTGGTGAAGAAAAAGTTTCGCCTGATCGATTGATCCAAGCAGTTGGTATGGTTGAAGGTTCTGGAAACTACGACCCTCCACATCCAACTGTAAAAAGTGGTCAATATGCCGGCCAACATGCGCTTGGTAAATATGGAGTCATGCAGGGAAATCTTCAGTCTTGGCTTAAGGAAGCCGGGATGCCGACGATGTCAGAGCAAGAGTTCATTAATGACCATGCGGCTCAGGATAAACTTGCTGGGTTCAAACTTGGTCAGTATCAAGAAGAAACCGGATCAGCGAATAAAGCCGCGCTTAAATGGTTCACCGGCAATCCCAATGCAGATCTATCACGATCGGATGGTGGCTCTACAGCAGGGCAATACCTTCAGCGGCTAAATTCCAACCTTGCTCGAACCGCATCGGCCTCTGATCTCGATACCATTGCCCAAAAACGTGCTGGAGAACTTCTTCCAAACGATTCGGAGTTTCAACTTCATTTTCAATATCATGTTCAAGCCGATCATGCCCATGCAACGCAACTTATAAAGGCGGAAGAATTTGACCGTAAGGATATGATCGACAAAGCGATCCTACCAGATAAAGACGGGAAGCTGATTTCGTCAATTGATCAGATCCAAGATCCTGCGGTGCATGATGCAATCAATCGCCTATCTGGCCCGGATCGGACTAAACTTGAAAAAACAATCGCTTATAACGCCAAACATCAATACGAGCCAACCGAGGAAAATCAAAAACAATATTCTCAATGGGTTGGTCGGTTAACCGATCCAATGCTTCCGCAAGAGGAACGTAACAAGGCTTTATTCGATGCAGACTTCACCGGAATGGCAATGCCAGCGGAGCAGAAACAGCATTTGATTGATCTTCGATCCAAGCTTTATAACAATACCCAAAAGAATCCTGCGGTAGATGCAGCGATGCGCCAACTTGGCGGTATGCTAGATTCCGCTGGGATTGATCGAAAAAAGAATCCGGATGATTTTTATCTATTCCGCGGGACGCTGTTCAATCTTATGAACGAGCAAATTCAACAGACTGGTAAGCCTTATAAGCTTGATGAAATTAACCAGATTGGCGCAAAGCTTCTTCGGGAGCAGGTTCTTCAACCGGGTTGGCTTTGGGATACCAAAGGACCTGCGTTTAAAGCCGATGTGCCCGAGGCTGAAAAGACCAAGATCATTCAGGCCCACACAGACGCCGGTAATCCGGAACCTGACGAAAAGACCATTCAACAAATCTATGCGGCGCATCATTACAACGAAATGTATGGTAAGAAAAAAGAGGCTGTGCAATGAACGAATATGATCCTTACGTTCAAAGTATTGACTCTGTTGCGCCAAGTCTTGCGGTAACATCACTTGACGACGATCCTGATGCTGGTGCACGGGCGCTGAAACTTGCTAAAGCTACCGGGGCGTCTCCGCAGGTTGTTTATAACGATCTTGATGGATTTGATCAAGGTCACAAAGCCGCATTGGTTTCCCATATCGTCCGTAACAATCCAGCGATTGCGAGTTATATTCGTGGGAATCCCCTAGCGGATGTAGTTTCAAATGACGATTACGGAAACTTGGATAACTTTTCGCGATCCGTTCCGAACACGTCTATACTCCATCCGGGTTGGATGGAGAAATACATCACCAAACCTGTGGTCGCTGGAGTCGTTGGCGCAGCCGAAAGTATTCGTCAAACCGCCGCAGAGTATCTTGAAAAGCCAGAAACAACTGATGAACAAGCGCTTCGCCAACTTCGTCAGACCTCGCCTGGAACTGCCGCCGGACTCCAAATCCAATCCAATCTTCTTGACGCCGCGACTCTTCTTGGTAAGTTCGCGATGGGGCCTATAACCGAAGGTCCAGCCAAAGCCGCAGGGCAACTCGCTAAGGAACTCGGCCAAGATCCAGACCGTGCCGAACGCGAAATGTCTAGTTTGCTTCAATCCGAATTTATGCGGACTGGCGAAAATCTACATGAAGTCGCGGAGATTGGTGAACGCCAAGCCGCAAAGAAGTCTCGTGAGGCTGCGATTGCTGCGGCTAAACCCTGGATCGATGCCGGACTTGAACCGCCTCGGGGGCTTCATCCTGAAATTGACAAAGCTAAAGCAGATCTAAATTCTCATTACATCGACCAATTCGACGCTAATCTCGCCGATGCACAAACTTCCCTTACCCGAGATCGTGATCCAGAATATTTTCAGAAATTCGCGGAGCAGCACTATGGCGATTCTACGATTGGTATTGCTGGCGATCGGGTTGCTGAACTTTATGGCGATCGGTTACCTAGTCCAGATGATGGACTTCTTGGGTGGGTTCCGGGGATAGAGGCCAAGCTTGAAGAGGCCAAACTCGGAGAAGACGTTCACGTTCCTCTTGCGGATTGGATGACAAAGGTTGACCCAAAAGTCGCCAAAGACCTTCATGATGATCTTAGAGTTTGGCCCGGTGGAATTACGGCGCGAGAGGCTGCGGAGCCTTGGGAGGCGAAGCCAGTTGTCGAGGCCCCAATCGCACAGGCTCGGGCGGCTTCTGGGACCGAACCGATGTTTGCGATTGGGGATCGAAAGCTGGAGCTAAAGCAACAGCCGTCAATACCTGGATTTGAATATGCACATGAATATCAGTTCCTCGATCAAGACGGTAAGCCTGCGGGGGAGCTAACCATCATCCCCGACGAAGCAAAAAAGGAACTTTACATTTCAAACATCAATGGCCTCGCTGGGTTGTATTCTAATTCATTCGGGCCGAGTTTGGTTCGGGATCTTAAGCGCCAACTGAAAGAAATCTATCCTGACTATGAAACAGTCACTGGGCATCGAGTTTCTGGGGCGAGGGAAACTGCTGGAACTTGGGAAAGTGATGTTGCCCATCCAGTGGTGAAGCTTGCCGAGTCCGAAACTCAACAAGGATTTAATAATCTTCAGGATTTACTTAACGATAAATTTCTTGAAAATCATGGTGGTGGAGTCTTTGCCGAACCATCAGACATTTTAAAGCCTCGGCAGCAAGAAGTAGCCCAGGCGGTTAAGGAAGAAGTTCAGCGAATCTCTGGAGCGACTCCAGAGATTGTAGGTCGTATTTACACTGCTGAAGGTGGCTATCCTCTTGGAGTTTACTTCCCGGATACCGGTCGGATTATCGTGGATCTGTTTTCCAACGATCCAATCGGCTATGGTCGCCATGAAGCGATTCATCATCTATATCGACAGGGGTTCTTCAAACCTGAGGAATGGACTGGACTGATCAACGCCGCGAGATCTGAAGGTTGGCTGGATCGCTATGGGATTAAAGACCGTTATTCCGATTTAGATCTCCGTGGGCAATATGAGGAATCCATCGCCGAGGCTTATCGAGATTGGGCCAGCCGCCGCGATGAAATCGAACAGCCGCAGACGTTAGTAACGCAGGCTTTCGAAAAGCTTCGCCAGCTTTGGGAGGGGATCCAAACTCGGTTGAAGGAAATCTTTGGGCGGGAACTTTCGCCGGATGAAATCTTTAAGAGAGTAGAGTCTGGGGAGGTTGCTGGTCGTGAGGGCGGGGTTAAGGCTGGAGGTCCAGCGTTTGCCAAAGACGAAATAAAAGGATTTACAACAGCTAAAGGCTCAACTTATAAAATTCATCCTGATGGAACAACTACACGGGATAAAGCTGCGCGATCTGATATAGGACATGAAGGTGATTTTGGAATTAAACCAAAATCAGATAAGACTATGTATTTTGATGCATATGATGCTCAACGAATGGCACCTGGTTCAGGGAAATGGCGAATTATAGATCATGGTGATGGAACAGCTTCACTTGCGTCAAGATTTGATAATACTCGTCCATGGGGAATAGCATCAGAATCTAGAAATGTTCCATATTCAAATGAGCCAAAAGTTGGTATGGTTCCAATTGAAGTATGGAATAAAGAGCAGATTCATGGTTTGGACGCGTATAGTAAAATGCATCCGGGAAATAAAATTGTATCTGTTGGCGAGGCACCAAAGTTCACTGTCAAATGGAATGCCGACGAAGGTCGGTTTGAGGCGCGGACGCCCGATGGCAAAATGGTAGGCTCTCTATTGGATGCGTTTGAGCCGGGACAAGGGACGGCCCACACAGCGATGGTTGAGACAGCACCAGATTGGCGGCGCAAGGGCGTGGCATCGGCTCTTTATGACGCTTTTGATGATAGGCATGGCGGCAACATTGAGCCGGCCGGGAACACAAGCAAGGAGGCTTGGGACCTTTGGCTATCAAGGCGGCCGCAAAAGGTTGTTGATTATCTTCAGAGTGATGCGTTGAAGGTGGCTGACGACATAAGGTCTGGGAATTTCTCGCCAGAATACGAGACGGCCGTTCGCGCGGACTTCAATCATCCCAAGATTAGAGAGCTTTTCAATCAGGCCTTAGACGCCAACTTGAAGGGGGAAGCATTTTCTCCTGATCTTCCTCCCGCTGGCGAGGCACCAAAGTTTGCCCTTGGTGATGATCAAGCGCGACTAAACAATCTCCGTGCTTCTGCCGCCGGACTCGATTCCAAGACCTTCGAACGAATGCAGAAGTCAATTCAAACCCGCTTTCAAGAAGACATCGCCGCTTCACTTAAACGCGCCGAACGCGACCAAGCGAAAACCCAAACCAAAGAATGGAAAGAGAACTCCAAAGAAATCGCTAAGGAAGTCGAATCTACCATTCGTCAACGACCGGATGTAATGGCGGATTTATTTGTTGGCTCTGGGGAAATCGGCGGAAAGAAAATTCGGCAGGTTATTCCGCTACGAAGCGACGACCTTACCGCCGAGCAAAAGTCTGCCCTTCCTCGGCGATACCACTCGGCCGATGGTCTTCCGGTTGATGGCGTCGCTAAGATGGTTGGGTTTACTTCTGGCGATGCGATGGTTGAAAAACTGATCGAATACAATCGCGATCGTGGGGATATGACTTCCCAGGAACACCTTAAAAAGGTAATCGCCGATGAAACCAATCGCCAAATGGAAGCGAAGTTCGGTGATTTACAAAAGAATATTATGCTTGATGCGCAAGACCAAGCGTTGAGTGAGAACAATTTGAATCTACTTGCAGAGGAATGGCAAGGGGCCGCGATGCAAGCCGGGGTGAAGGTTATTGATAAAGACTTCGCCAAGGCCCATGCATTGGAGATATTCTCTAAAATGGAAGTCGGCACGGTTGATTCCGGGCGACTGATGACGCAGATGGCCAAGCATTACCGCGATGCAGTTGCGGCGTTAGCGGCTGGTGATACGGCGAAAGCGTTGCCGATTCTGCAACGGAGATACGAAGTCGGGTTGCTTGCCGCGGAAGCTAAGAAACTCGAAAAAGAAAAGTCTACGTTTGATCGAACTGCTAAGCAATTTGCTAAGCGTGAGGTTCCAAGTGTCGATCCAGAATACACTGGATTCATCCACGGGATCCTTATGCAAGTCGGCAAGCCAGTTCGCCGATCAATTCAAGACCTACAAAAGCATATTGAAAGTGGGGAAAGCAAATCTCTTGAGGAGTTTGTTTCCAATAAACAGATGGCTCTTCGAGAGGTTCCGGTCTGGGATCAACTCTTTGATCAATCTTGGCGAAAAAATGTAGATGCTTTAACCACCGAGGAATTCCGAAATGTTCATAATTCAATCAAGACCCTTGTGCATAATGGTCGAGATGAATTGAAGATATATAAACAAGGCGAAGCTGCAGATTATGCTGAGGTTAAAAAAGGTCTGATTAATAACATCGCCGATTCGGTTGGTAAAGAAATTCGGCTGCCAAAGAAACCTGGGTTGCTTCGTGGTTATCTTATCAAGAATCTACAGATGGAAAACATTTTTAACCGCTGGGATGCATTTGATGCTAAAGGTTTATGGAATCAATACGTCATGCGAGATTTGATTGATGGGGCTAATCAAGTTGACGCATGGAAAAAGGAATACGCCGCAAAAATTAAAGACCTTGGCGTTCCAGAAGGGTTGAATAAAACCTTGGATAATCCGTTGTTCAAGGACATGGATACAGAAACACCGATCGCATTTACTCGAAAAAATTTAATTTCGGTGATGCTCAACACCGGGACGAAATCAAATCTTGTAAAACTTGCCAAGGGTTATGGCCGAGATCCAGGCGAAGTTATGAATTGGATTCATGAACATGCAACGGCTGAAGATTGGAGATTCGTCCAAGGTATCTGGGATATTTTTAAAGATATTAAAATCAAATCGGATACCATGTATCGGTCGTTAACTGGTGGAGTTCCTGCTGAGGATGTGGCGGTGACTCCGGTGCAGACTAAATTCGGAACGGTTCCGGGTGGGTATTATCCGATTATCTTTCATTCTGAAATGGAAGGTAAGTCGAAGAAACTCATGGGCCGGGACCCGCTTGAACAAGAGAACTTCATCCGAGCCACAACCCCTGCTGGATATACTAAATCCCGAACCGGATATATCGCGCCATTGGCTTTGGACCTTGATCAAATGCCTGGGCGGATTAGTCAGATGTTACATGACATCGGATTGCGCCCGGCGGTGTTGAATGCGTCGAAGGTTTTCTACGACAAAGATGTTCGTTCGGCGGTGCGAAAGTATTACGGCGATGAATATAAACAGGAAATGATTCCATATTTGCAATCTGTGGCGAATTCCGCGAACCGGGATAATCGATCTCAAGCTGCGTTCACTCAAGCAAGTGAATTCATTCGCCAGAATATGATCACGACATTAGTTGGGTTGAACCCTGGAACTGTATTGAAGCATGGCCCATCGGCATTGGTTACATCTATTCGCGAAGTCGGAGGCAAAGAATTTGCTAAAGCGGTGTCGGGATTGTTTCGGATTAATGAATCCACCGGCGAATCTAATTGGCAATTCGCAATTCAGAATTCATTGGAGCTACAACGAAGAGATCGAAATTGGCAAGAGACATTATATGGCGCTGCAGGAGGGTTGAATCCAGGCGATAAATTCCCCGAATGGCGCCAGCGGATTATGGAATGGTCAAGCAAACCCGTGGCGATTTCGGATATGCTATCGGCGGTTCCAACTTGGATGGCGGCGTATGAAAAGGAAATGGGTCAGTCTGGAGTTCATGGCGATGCGGTCTATGCGGCAGATCGAGCAGTTCGTCGGGCACATGGATCAACTGCGATTACTTCTCGAACGGCGATTCAACGTGATTGGAACCCTTGGCTCACATCGGTTTATAATTACTTCTCTGATATTATGAATCGACAGATGGAGACTATTTGGAAAGCTGGGGCTGCGTTGGATCTTGCCAAGGGCGATAAAAAGGCAGCATTGGCTACGGTTCCGGCATTAACTGCGAGCTTGTTTGCATATGCAGTTTGGCCTGCATTGGTTGAACATATGGTTTCGCCAAGTGATGATAATGAAAAAGACTCTTGGGCGAAGAAGGTCGGAAAGCAAATATTATTTACGGCCGCATCTAGTTGGCCTGGGGTTAGAGATATTGTCACCGCGATGATCCATGGAAAGGATCCGCAATATGGTTTGACCGGAACTGCGTTGCAAGAGGTTTCAAACGTAGCAAGAGATTTTACTAAAGATCATCCCTTCGCCAAGGAACATGCTGGGCGATTGATTCAAGATGCGACGAGTTTTGTTGGGGCCATTACAGGAATGGTTCCGGCACAGATTGGAAAGGCGGCTAGGTTTATTCATGGAGTTGGTTCTGGAGTTGAACATCCAAAGACTGTATGGGCTTGGTTAACTGGACTTCGGTTCGGGACCAATAAAGGCCATTCAACATCTGTGGAGAACTATATTAAAGGAGCAAACAGATGATACCAAATGAAGTAATTGCCGCTGCGCAGGCGGCGAATAAGAAATGGAAAGTCCCAGCGAGTGTGAGTATCGCGCAGTGGATTATTGAGTCTGGTTGGGGAGCGCATGAACCGGCCGGATCGAATAATCCATTTGGGATCAAAGCTGGCGTGGATCAACCTTATGTAACCGCGATCACACACGAATTCGCCCATGGGCGATATATCACTATTCAAGCGAGGTTCGCCAAGTTTGGGTCGGTGATCGACGCGTTTGATGCCCATGCGAAATTACTCGCCACACATCCGGCGTATCATTACGCGATGAATTCGGCGGACGCAGAATCTTTTGCGGAACGGTTGACTGGGGTTTATGCCACGGCGCCGCATTATGGTGATATCCTAGTCGCCGCGATGAAGAAATACGGCTTGGAGAAGTATGATGCGTAAGATCGAATGGGTCATGATTATTTGGGTAGTCTTTTGTTTAATCATGGGCGCGCTGGTCGGACTCGCGCACGCCCACGAATCCGAATGCAGTTCCGCGACTCAACGCGATGCGATGGCGGAATATGACACCATCGCGGGGATGGTGGGGATTCCCGCTGGTGCCCCGATCTACATGCTTGAGAAGCGGCAGTATGTTGCCGCTGTGTGTCTACATGAGACACTTAAAGAATCCGCACCGGGCGGTTTCCCGGAATGAAAGGGACTAAAATGAATCCTGTTACGATGATGAATGGAATTCTGGCGGCTATGCCGTCTGCTTCGGCAGTCGCTTCGAGTGTTGCGACCGGTGCTATCGGAACCGTCATCCTTTCTGGTCTTCAATCTTCGAGCGGACAGAACGCACTTGATCCGTTGCATTTGATCTTCAAGCCGAATGTTACCACAACTACGGCGGCTGGAGCTACTACTGTGGCCCCGACTCCGACTATCTCTGCGGCTGCATTTGCGTCCTTGCCCCCGGCGACTCAGCAGATGTTGCTGGCTCAAGGCGCCCATATTTCCTAGGAGGGATCATGGAAGCTTTGCTTAAACTTCTACCTGCTATCATCACTTGGCCACCAATAACTAACTGGAGAACATCAACAGTCGGTTTGTTGATGGTCATAGCCGGTGTATGTTCGCTATTAGGAATTCATGTAGCGGGCATTACAATCTCAACCGATCCATGGACTTTGATCTCTGGCGGTTTTGGTTTGCTCCTTGCCAAGGATGGTGTGGTGCATAGCACGGTGGCCCAGGTTGAAAAGGCCACTGAAATCTCAAAGGAGAAGTAACATGCCTATTGGACTTTTGTTCGGCTTGCTTGGCTGGCATGACTTCGGCGCTGCATTGCACGGATAAAATCACTTGGGGAGTGTCTTGGGGGCACTCCCCAACAGGAGAGAACTATGGAAGATAAGAAATATATTGGATGAAGTTACGAAACTACAAGTTCGCCTGGGGATAGAATCTAAATCAAGGAACCAGTGATGGCTGAGCTTACTAAGCAAGAAATCACAGACGCTGTCATGCAAGGTCTTCGTGAGGGCGGCTTAACTGAGTTGATTGATGCTCGGGCGACCGCTGTATTTTATAGAGAATTTCCCACGTCGATCTCAGAGAAGCTAGAAAAGACTTTCGGGATTAACTGCATGGATGCAGAATCCCGTGAGGATACGCGTAAGGATATGGAGTGGTTAAGAAATCGTCGGGCTTATGCGGAAAGTGACAAGGGGATCTCCGAGCAAGATGCGCTTAGGGCGTTGGCGAAGGCGGTCAATGTTGGCGCGTTTCATCTGTCACGAACTATCATGTTGGTGCTTGCGGTTGGAATCATAGCGTTGATTAGTCTTGGGGCTTCCCAGACTGGGTGGATTAGGGTATTGCTTAAGTGACAATCGAGAAGTATCGAAGCTTCGTTCCTCGATCAATCCCACGAAGATAGATCTGTCCGCTGCGTTCCATTATCTCAATCACTCTGAGGATAGAATGTAGCGGGATTCGGTCTGATGCGAACTTGGTAATTTTCTGTTCGGAGATTCCTTGGCCTCGATCGTTGATTTGAATATAGTGTAGGATTTCATCCATGGCCTGAGCATCGGCGTTAGTCGCACCGGCCTTGAAGATCTCGATCATCGTAGATTCAGCTTCGAGTAGCCAAGACATTGCTCGGTTGAAATCATCGCGGGTAAGGATTAGGGCGTTGGATCGATCGATTGCAGAGATGATGGAAAGCTTGTAAAGGTGCGTTCGCCTTCGCGTAACATAGTGAATAAGTTTAGGGTGATTGGGTATAGGAGGCTCTCCCAAAGCTCTCCAGTTATTGACGCATTGCCGATAAGCTTCGGTAACCTCAAACTGCCCGACAAGGCCGTTGATAATAGCAAGGTCTGCCGCGAGTTCAGGCGAATAGATTTCGTCTTGATCTGCAAAGTCATCGCCAAGGATCCTTTCATCGGAGAAGATCATTACCAGCCGAGAGGTAAATCCTTGGCCCCAGGCTTTATCCGGCATAAGTTCAGTTAGATTCTGCGGAGTTGACCCGCAAAGAATATTGATTTGAGGGGATTTGATTTTGATATGGATGTCAGAGGTTCGACGAACTTGTTGATACGGTCCGGGATCGTAGAAATGTGAAAGCCCGTCGATCATTTCGTTATCGTATTTATGAATGAAGGCTCCAAGTTCGTCGACGCAGATGAACATAGAGTTGTATTCTAATGGATCTTCTTGCGGACGAATTAAAACCCGCTTGGCTTTTACCAGCGAGTCCACCATAGAAGCAAAGGTCATTGAGATCGGCGCGAGATGAAACTCTGGAAGGGCTTGAACATAATGTCGGCCCTCGTTTATGGTTCGAGTTTTCCCGACTCCCGGATGGGCGGTTAGCATTATATACATATTCGGGTAAAGTGGCCGAGTGGTTTTGATCCACACCTTTTGTTCTAGTGTTGCGGCGATTGTGGCGATCGCGGTCCATCGGCGGAATATTTCAGGCGAGTTTAAGCTAGCGGTTTGGTCTATGAATGATTCGATCCAAGACTCCAGCCGTCTTTTGCCGCTTTCGTTCGTCGTGCCCATTGTAGCTTTTGAGTCCATTGGGGTTTTTGTTAGCATCAAAGTGACCTTTATTCCACCCTACTTCACAATCATATGGAATCCGAAGAACTCGGTTGTGCGCCAATGGCACATCAACGATTAGGTCCTTCATTAACATCGGGATGATTTGATCTTCGTCCGCTTCGCGATACATGAAAGTGATTGCATCGTGGTCATCCATTGCGATGATGACATAGTTCTTTCGCCAAATACGCATCATCGCAGTGGAGACAATATCACGAAGAGTCGATTGTGGATCATAGGCGATTGCTTCGCGAAGGGTTTTTGGATCATTTCGTCGGCCAAAGAACCAACGCTTTCGGCCCATGAGAGAGATCAGAAAACCTTGCTTGCGGAGGGTTTCATCTACCCAAGCTTGCCAGAGTAGATGGGAAGGAAAGGCTGCGAAGTATTTTGGTTGGAACTGCCGAACAAGGTCGATTTCTACTTTGGCTTGTTCGGCGAGGGTCGCAGGTTTACCTCCATAGTTAGACCCATGTCCGAGTTTTTTACACATGAAGCGGTAAGTATAATGTCGGTAATAGGGAGACTCTGCAATTGTTTTATCAAGTTTAAGGTTTCCGGTCCAGGGGAGAGTTGGCCACATAATTCTAGCCACGGCCGTATGAGGATCTCCAGACTCGCAGGCTTCCAAGAACTTTCCGTCATGGAAGAGGTTCCATTCGATAGCTCCAACGGCGAAGGACTCTCCGGATTTAGCATCGCATTTGGCGAATTTAAAACCTGGGTCAGAGATGAATATGCTTCGCAGAGACTCTTCAACGTTCTGAAGATTACCGCCAGTTCCGAATTCTGATAGGGAAGACGAAAACCGGCCGGTTGACGTTCCAGCAATATTATAAGACGTTCGAATTCTTCCATCGTCATCAATTGCTGTTTTAAGAACGGATATTTTATCACCAAGCTCTGTAAGAGTGTTGATGTGTTTGACGATTTGTTGGGCGATAGGGTAGACTTCAAGCTTTTCTCTTGCGGCCCGATCGGTTGTTGGCCGACCGGATTTGCGGATCGGAGGTATTCCGAGAGTTTCATAAAAGAGTCTGCGTAAGTCGGCATGGGATCGCCAATTAAAGCTTGCGAGGCCGACCCCTTCGAATACAATGCGATTAAGCTGTCCTTCAAGCCGGTCGATGATTTCGAAGTATTCGTCGATGCAATTTGCCTTTTGCTCATGATCAACCAAGATCCCTCTACAACGCATTTCCAAAGTCGGTGCTTGAAGGGACTTGGAAAGTTCATATGTAGCTCCTGTGTGTTCATCAAGTTGAGGTAGCATTGCATCGAGACAGTCTCGGGTTACGAGGCAGTCTAGGCCGTTGTAAGTTTGGTCTTTGTCCCATTCTGGTAACGCATCTAAATCCTCTTCATGAGTTTTGATTATCCTCATTTCCCAATCTCCGTTGCGGAATAGTCCTTTATAAATCGCTCTTGGCCTTCCTTAAACGTAAAGCCCCAGACTCGATGTTGGCCACAAACGTAAGACAAATGCGGCCCATATTTTTCAATATCGAGGGATTCCGGCCGCATTAAGAGAACCGTAGTCATCGCCATATGGCGGGAGTGAACTTTGTCTTTGATTTCTTCAAGCATCACGTTTGATCGTTTCATCTTTTCGCCTCATATGTTTCCAGGATTTTTCATCGGAATAGATCGAACCTAAATATCCGAGGCCTTTGAGACTCTCTGGTTGAAGGGCATGGGATAGCAGCATTGTATCTTCGGCCGCGCCCATTGTCCGAATCCCGTAGGCTCGCCAGAGGAAGGCGATGTCATAGGCTCCGTTCTGGAACAGTTTTCGAATAGTTCCATCCTCAAGAATCGAGCGGATAAGATTCCAGACTCGACGTTCATCCTCCCGAGTAGGCCAATAGCATCCAGTTTTTGTTCGTCCGTCATCGAATGGAATAACAATTGCGAGTCGAGTGCTTGGCGCGAAACCAATGCATGTAACACGAGATCCGCTTGTTTCAATATCGACAGAAAGTATGTCGCAGCTTCGGCAGAGTTCGAAGAAGGTGTGAATATCGGCGATTGAGGGTTCGATCCAAATTTCTCTGTAGGGGCGTCGAATGTCGGCATAGGCAGATTCCCTTTTGGCTTTCATAAAGTCGGCGATTGTGGTTGGGCGCAAGCTCCAATCACGAATTACGGCTGCGGGATGGTAAGTAGGTAAGAGCTTATAATCAGCAACGGTATGAGTGGATATAAGAGTGGTGCCACGGATTTTAGAAATACCTGTTTGTCCAGCCAAAGCCCATAGAGGGGTATTGCCAAGGCAAACCACCAAATTAGGATCGCGAGTAAGTATGTCATTGGCAAGGCGCTCCAATTCGGGTTCGAATTCTTGGCGAACGTATTTAGATTTCAAAAGCGGCGGGTAGCCTGGAATTGCAGAGGCTTTTGGTCCGCAGAAGAATTCGATGTCATTTCGGGGAGGGTGGATGGAAAAGACATTGGTTCGGTAGATTTCTGGGTGAAGTTGCCAGATTGCGTCGATACAGGTTGGGTCAGATTGGGAATAGTATCGGTGGATGTAGTCGCGATCGAATTTAGTTAAGGTTAAGATCCCAGATTCGCCAAGCATACGAATTAGTTCGGCGCCTGAGGGTCCAACGAAATGAGAGCCGAGGCGTTCCTCGGCTTCTCCTGGGGCTTCGCCAACTAAAAAAATTGGTTTAGGCATTAAAATCACCTAAACTTTGTAGTTGTTCTAATTCATAACCAAGTTTATCCATAATATCTGCTACACTAACATCAGCTGTGCGAATAATTGTTATTCCATTTTGAACAACAACACGATAAGTATTTTGATCTATACGAGAGACGAAGAATTGAACTGAATCAGGCATGTCACTCTCCTATAGGGGAGGATCGCACCCTCCCCTGAGTTTTAATCCGCCGGGAGGGTTCTGGCCAGGTCGGCATAGATCTGGGCGCCGTCATCTGATGACCGATGCTTTACCACGGCACGAACCTGAGCATTGACGACCTCATCGTTTCGTTGGCGACGGGAGGATTCATCGGCAAGATCAAGACCACAATGCACGTGGAACTCGTCGAGACGGTAGGCTGCATCCTCGGTTAGATAGAACGTAGCCCAAATGGTTTTGTTATCAAATCCACCCATTTCGGCGAGTTCTTCTTCGTCTACATCAGCTTCTGCGGCAATGGGTCGGAGGGTAAACATAACGAATGGCGTGCCCTTTTTTGAGGACTTGTCATAAGTTGGCTGACCGCCAACGACGCAAGTATAGGTTCCAACCGGAAGGGGCTTCGGGCGATCGACTTCGGTAGGGGCTTCATCGAGGATTGAGCTAAAGTTGGGGTTGGTCATGATTTGGGTCCTTGTTGGAAGTTCAGGCCTTTGGCGAAGTTCAAGATGATGTTGTCGAGAACGGCGATGGTTTCGTTCAGAGTTTTGGTTGGGTGTGGGATTGATCCGAAGGCGCATCGGTATTGAACGATGCTGTCTATGGAGATTTGGTTAGTTGGTGGAAATGATTTGTAGTCGTTCATTTAGTTTCTCCAAGTAACTGCCTTAACCGCCCACATTTGAGCGGTTTGAGCTTCGGTTATGGCGATAGAACAGAGGCGAACCATTTCAGGATTACCACCACGAGTTATATACCCTTGGCGAAAATCGTTCATGATGTCAATGATAGCAGCATAAGCTTCCTTTAGCTTATCTACATCACCATTTGCTGATGGATTGAATGATTTGCCAACAGCCTTCTCACCATACGTAGGCACACGATCTTCCATGATTACACCCTTTTCAAAGTTAGAGTCTTGGGACGTTCAACGATCTTCATCGGCGCGTCCCCTCTTAACGCCGCGAAGAATTCTGCCAACCCAGTTTCAATCGGAAGGATTTTTTCCTTGAAAGCGTCGGGTCGGGTATTGGCTAGGTCAATCATTGAGGAAGAGTTGAGTTCGATAACGCGTTTGCCAGCACTGTTTTTGTAACGAACATAATTCGGAAAGTATTGAGGGATCTTCGGGGAAAGTTTTTGGCCCACGCCTTGCGGAAAGATTTTCGTGGTTCCATCAGGAAGATCGATGTAAGTTCCATGAGCAATGACGATTAGATTCACGCCAAAAGAAGAGCCGGTAAGCATGGCCAAGACCTTCTCCACGTCATTTTGAGCGTTCCCATATACAGCTCTTCCATCGTAGTCTCCACTCTTTCCCGTAGGGATAATGGACTTATGAAAATCGTAAGCCGCATCGCAGAGTCGAGATAGGCTATCGACCACCAATATGGTATCAGGCCCCCATAAGGCAGGCTTACCAAAATCTACACCGTCGTATTTCCAGTTGTCGAGCATTTTGATGATGGAAATCCAAGCCTTGGGTTTGCCATCGATGATGGAACCTGCTGGACCGGCTTTGTATTCATCGCGGATAGTGCGAAATTCAACGTTATCGAGGGATTCAGGACATTCTTCGAGGCATTTGTATTTTAGAATGTCGAGAAGATTGTCGAGATCGAGGATTCGGAGTTTGTAACCGGCCTTGACTAGGGAGACTAGCGAGCCGGTTTTACCTGATTTGCTATCACCAAGTAACAGCAACTTCGTATAGGAGTTAGATTGATGGTTGGTTAAGCTTGGCATCTGGTTTTCTTTCAAAGTCTTGGCAACGAAACCGAGAGTCAGTTTCGGTCATAGCGTTGAGAGAGTCTAATGTTGAACATTCTCCGATGTATTCGGTTCGGCGTTGCCAGTGGATGCAGGTTTCACAGCAGTTTGGCGGCCAACGTTGCCAGGAGGGGAGGGGTTCAGTCATCGGCTAGCTAAAGGGTTCCAACGCTGATCGAGTTCAAGTTTAACAAAATCCGCTTTCAGAAACATCTCACGGACTTCCGGGGACTTCGAACATACCCCACGGAATTTACATCCGCCGAATTTATCACAAGCGGTGTCGTTCATCGGCCAATATCCAGCTTCGGCGAAGGCTTCGGCGGAATTCAAATGCAGATGAAGGTCTAGTAGCCATTCATCGAGTTGGTCTTGAGTCCGATAGGTGAAACCTCGAACGAACCGATGTTCTTTTTCGAGAAGGATCTGTGCGGCCGAGATTATAACTCCGCGGATTGGGGCATTGAGGACTACTTGCCCGGCGAGGGTATAAAGAGTCATTTGATTATTAGGTTCATATTGGTTGAAGTAATAATCTCCGGGGGCGGAAGTGGTGGTTTTATGATCCATGACGAAGAGTTGATCGTTGAAGGTTACGACTCGATCAAGATGGCCACAGAGGATGTAGGGTTGGCCCATACCATATGGTTCAATTACCTGATAACCTTCCGGCCCCCAATCAAGCTCAAACCGAAAACTCAATTCCACCGCCGGTCGACCGTCGGACATTATATAGGTTTCGGTTGGGTCGTCAACGAAATAGTCAAGATAGTCCAATACAAGGCTAATGAGAGTCGCACGATTTTTGTATTTCCCAGCTTTGGTAGATAGATCCATAACCCAATCAGCCGTTGTCCGCAGAATTTCTGCGATGACATCGTGAATCGAATCTTCATGGGAGACTCCATTGGCACGGGATCGAGCGTAGGATTCAAGGGCGGAATGATAAGCAGTGCCAAAGGCGAGATGGATGGATTCGGACTTTGGCGACCAGCCTTCAAGCATGGTATATTGGTAGAGTCTGGGGCAGGTCTTTAGATAGCCGATTGATGTGCTGTCCCAGGCGAACTGGATTTGGGTTCCGGGAAGGAATGGGGAGATGGTTCCGATCATGAGTAAGGATTCGTCAACCATCACCCTCTCCTATCACAAACAACCGCTGGCTTGGATTCTTTAACAATCTTTTTCGTGATTGCAGATATGTCTACGTTCGCAGAGGAAGTCCGAACGGGTTTTTCGCCTGAGGCTTTCCGTGCGCGTTGATTCCGATGATAGGCGATAATTGCGTCGATGTCTTGGGCGGATAGGGACATTGGATCGCGAGACATTAGTTCGTCAAGGTCATTGGCCATTGTAGTCTTCCATGTCTTTAAGTTCTTCTTTAGAGAGCAGACCGTCTACTTTGGCGGTCTTTAAAAACTCACAATACGCATCACTATACCATTCCCAATTATCTACACCACTATCTTCAAGAGCTTCAAGAAACAACTTTGCGCGCTTGAGATCATTATACTCTTTTTGAGTGATTGTTATATCAGACATCTTCATCTAGCTCCCTTCGTTGAATTTCACGAGTGCAAGCGTCACGAAACTTTATAGCTTCACCAACACTTTCCCACCATTCATCAGCAGATTTAATTTTCGAATTCCAATAATCACGCTCAGCTTTTAATTGTTCGATAGTCTGGCTTTGCCAAGGGATATTCGGTATAGTTGCTAAAGATTCAGGTAACATTGTGATCCTCTCCTGTTTCATCTAGCTCCACTGTTCGCTTTACGATCATAACCGTTTCCAAGGTTGATGGAATGGTTAGAATAAGCGGCGCATATTTCTGAATACCTTTCGTAAGTTCATGTAGGTTACAAGTCAACGCCTTAGGATTGTTGGTAGTCACGACAAGACCGAGTTCCTCGGTTAGGGCTCGGTTGAGGAGGTCGTAGAGTAGTTCCTGTTTCATTGAGGTTTGTCCCTACAAGGTAATGGCATCCAATGTGTTGGTGCTAGTGGATGTTCACAGTCTTGATCGTCATGTTTAAACCACCAATCAGGCATATTATAGAATGGTCCATAACCGTCGCCAGAAGCGTCTTCGCTATATCCGCCACCAAATTTTGCAAGGTATATTCCTGATCTGGTTTCGTAACCATTTCCCTCACACCAAGCGCCGTATATCGTTAATTTACCTTCTCCTTTATGATATGAGTCACTATCATGGTCATGCCAAACAATTATGGTTTCACCGTGAGGCGCTGTTTCAATTGGTTGCCACTTATCCATGGTGTTCATCACTCAACCCCTCCACTTCTAAAGCTCCATCGGCCCATTGTTCGATGTAGACCCACCAAGAATCGCCTTCAACGGCTTCACGAATGGTCACGCGAAACCGATCGTTTTCGGATTTGCCATATCGAGGGTCGATTCTATCGTAGATCCGCATGGATTCACGACGCTCAAGGACGCGAGCTTGATTGAGTCGCATCCGAAGCATATGGGCTTCTGGGCGATTGGGTAAGTGAATTCGAACGCCCTTGCCATCATTTTGGGCCTTTTCGAATAGATCGTAGCAGTCTGAATACGCCGCAGTGGCCTCAGAAAGTGCCATCAGAGGCCTCCTCAACTTCGGGCGGAATTAGCTTATTGATCCCTGCTGCGATAAAGGCTTCACGACATTCTCTGCGAGTTCTATCGGCGAAATTTTCACCATTGATTTCGCCAGCGGCAAGGTCATCCGGCCATTCGCCTGGATACCAAGCGGTTAGAAAAGCTTCGATGTATTTATCCATGGTTAGTCCTCGATGTAGGTTAGACGGAATTTCGCTCGGGTGTCGATCACATAGTGAATATTCTGTTCTTGCCCGCCAGTTTTAATTTCATCACGATTAAGATGATAAACGTGATCGAATTCCAGACCCTTCGATTTATGCCCCGACATGAATTTAATCTCGCCACCGGAAGATTCGAAGATATGCTTCGCATAGGCGATCGCAAGGGAAAGGGATGATCCATGGCGGGCGAAAACTCTCATGCAATCGGCAGTGTCTTTGGCGGATTTGGAGTCTAAGGATTCGCGTTCGGCTTGCCAATCGGCAATGGCGGATAGGACGGCACCTTGGGATAGAGTTTCTGGGCCGAGTTTGGTTAAGAGTTTAATAACTCGGGTTCCAATATCGATACCCGCAACGTCAACTCGCTGTCCTGTTTGAAGTAAAGCCATAGCAAGCTTGAGCAAGGGCGCGTTATAGCGGCAGATAACTGCGGATTCTGGTCGAATATCAAGGTCGTCAACCGCTTCAACAATACCTCCGCGATTTGCGCTTCGAATGTCGGGGACGTGCCAATGGACATTGGAAGTGATGGCGTCGGGACAGCGGAAGCTGGTGGAAAGCGGTAGGACTTCCATTGAAAATTGTTCAATCGCAGTAGGCATTGCTTGTGCATCAGCGCCGCGGAACTCGTAGATTGCTTGAGCTTCATCACCGACTCCAATTTGGCGAGAATGGCGACAGAGCTTGGCGACCATCGCACGGTTTACCGGGGATAGATCTTGGTATTCGTCGATCATGACAAGCGGAAAGGTTGGATAGGTTCCACCAAAGAGTGCGGACATGTAGACTTGATCGTTGAAGTCTATAGAACCATCGTAGGCTTGTCGGATGGATTCGATAAGAATGCGATCCGTGAGGCCACGAACTTCTGGTAACAAAGTCTCGTCAAGAAGACGTTCAAGGCCGTCAAAGTCCACAAGACGTTTCGCCGCTTTTGCATGGGAATCTGGGATGTAACCAACGGAACGCGCCATGTTGACTGTGGTGGTGACGGAATCATATAAGGTCCAAATATGCTTGGCTTCTGCCCGACCGGCTTCTTCACATATTCCACGATAGATCTCTAGGATTTTCTTCGTGTTAAGGGAAAGCTTTTTCTTGCAATAATCGGCCCAGATTTTATGGCCGATGGAATTGAAGGTTTTGACAGTTGTGGATGACCGCATTCGCTTGGAGGCTTCTTCGGCGATGGATTTGTTGAAGCAAACTAAAAGGCAGGTTCCGGTGGAAGCGTGGTCGATCATTTCAAGGGTTGAGGTTTTACCGCATCCAGCGCGGGCGCGGATCATTAGGTTGGATCGGGAGGATTTGACTCGATCAAGGATTGTAGATTGTTCGGTTGTGGGGGTCATGTAAGTGGTTCCCATGCTTTTTCGAGTCTTTCAATTCGAGCCTCAAGAAATTCAATTTGACGAAGTGCGTCACGCAATCGTTCTTTTATTTGTGGAATTTCATCTGTAGAAGCTTTAGAAGTTTGTCGTAGTTGACCAAAAAGTTCTCTGCGAATTCTACCTACATGATTATCTGTTACACCATCAATTCGTTCCGCGACTTTATTATCGGTATATCCATTGATGTAGGTCCATGTATCATCGCCATTGGCAACTATATTGTCAGAAATTATATCGCGAATGTGCATGATTTGCTTTAACGTGGCCTTTTTGCAAACAGGCTCGATATTATTGGATTTTGGGTGTGGGATGTTGGTCATTTGATAAACTCCTAATTGAGAGAAGATTGGGGCGGGCGGACTATAGACCTTCGCCCGCCCCGGCCGGGTCACTTATACGGAGGGAATAAGCCTCGGCTGCTCGGGGTTACACGCCACTAAGCCGGCTGGGCGAGGGATCAGAGATATTGCAGGCCGAGGGTTAGGACAACCCCGCTAACGAAACCGATCATAATGCAGGCGAACGATAGTTTTTCATCATAGGTCATCGGTTATCTCCATTGCACAGGCGATGATAAGGAAGATAACTAGAT